ACCAATGGCGACATCAGTGCTTCAGCAGGAATTGTACTCAGCAAATTGGCAACAAGTACGGCTGGAAATATCATTGTTTACAACTCCTCTGGTGTCCCAACGTCTGTGACAGAAACTGGTGATGTCACCATTTCCGACACAGGTGTAACAGCAATCGCTTCTGGCGTAATTGTGAACGCTGACATAAGCGACACTGCCGCAATTGGCCTTGGCAAGTTGGCTGATGTTTCAACAAGCGCACAGACAGCCTCATACACACTTGTCCTAGCGGATAAGAATAAGGTTGTTGAAATGAATGTTGGTTCAGCGAACACCCTCACAGTCCCATTGAACTCATCAGTAGCATTCCCTGTTGGCTCGCAAATCAACATTTTGCAAACAGGTGCTGGTCAATGCACAATTACAGCAACTGGCGGAGTTACTATCAACGCTACTCCAGGACTTAAAATGCGAACACAGTGGTCGTATGCTACGCTCATCAAACGAGCAACCGATACATGGGTATTGGTCGGAGACATTTCGGCGTAACTTATGGCAACAAAAGATTCTGGTGGTAAAAAGCCAACTAAACCAGTTATTGGTACACCTAACAGGCTGAACAACGTAACCAGTGACTCAAACTCACAACAAGTACAAGTATTATTTACGCATGCGTATACGGGCAAGGGTACGGTAACCTACACCGCAACATCTTCACCTGGTAGTAGGACTGGGACTTCCTCATCATCTCCTGTTACCGTTTCTGGTTTAACTTCTAACACGGCCTATACCTTTACGGTTTCTGCAACAACAAACTATGGTGTTACCGCAGATGTGTCAGATGCTTCATCTTCTGTTACGCCTCCTTATTTTCCTCCAAGTTTTTGCCCTCCATGCCAGCCGACACCGCATCCTGGTAACTGTACGTATATTGGTATTACTTGTGACGGGCAAGTAAGTTACCAGTACTATGATTGTGGTGGATGTCAAACATGTGCTGGAACTGGTGGGTATAACGGAGCGTATAGAGATGGGCAGTGTGGTTACGTAGCACCACCATCGTTTGGTCCATCATTCCCACCACCTTTTGGACCTTCATTTGGACCATCGTTTGGGCCTGCATTTAAATAATAACAATAAGTTAACAATAAGAGGTATTACATGGACATTACGTATGAGTATATTTCAGACGTTAAATTAGGAATTGTTGTATACCGTAATGTGTTGCCTACTTCTTTAAGACTTATTGAACGGCTTGAAGAAACTATAGGTGAAAGCACAACGCATACATATATGTGGAAAGAAGCACTTGTTGGTGACTACCAATCTATGCCTGAATACCGAAACTGTTTTGATTGCAAAATAGATGAAGTTAGGGCAAAAAATGCTCCACCCCAATACTCTGAAATATATAATATTTGGAAAGACACAACCGACCCACTATTAGTTTGTCTTAGACATTACGAATCTCTTGTCAATGTTAAGACTGATTATATGGAAGCAATTAACTATGTTAAGTACGGGGTTGGTCAACACTTTCAGACTCATGCAGATCACGGGTTTTCTTATATTTGTACAGTTTCCTCAGTATTATACTTAAATGATGATTACGAAGGCGGTGAGTTGGACTTTCCAAGGTTTGGTTTAAAGTTTAAAGCAACGGCTGGTGACATTGTTTTTTTTCCATCGTCATTTTTATTTCAACATGCTTCTCTCCCAGTTACTAGTGGGGTGAAATATTCTGCCGTTACTATGTTTGATTACAACGATAGGCACCACACATGCTCAAATATAAGCACAGAAAACTACAATGCCAAACCTTAAGTTTTTAAAAGTTTCAAACAATTCACCTGAAATAAGGCAATCACGCTTAAAAAGGGATTGGATGGATAGTACCTATAATAAGCATGCATACCAATGTCTACCCGTTACAACAGCCAATGTTTTAGGGTGGGAGTTTGTTTTACAGGAAGATGTTGTTGTACAACTTGATGAACCAAACTCAATGGCAAGGATTATCTCTGGGGAAACAACAAAAAATGGAAGAGAGCAGGCACGTGCATCAATCATAGATATGGTCACTTTTCATCTAGATTGGGCTATTGAAACTGATGAAAATTACAGCACGTGGATTACGGGGTCACCAAACTACTTTCATCCAGATGCTGACCCACTCTCAGCATCAATCCCTAGTTTCTGGTGGCCTGACCCAGTTGACATGAGTTGGCATATTCGCACAATTGGAAAACCAGTGACCTTTTATGCTGGAGAACCCTTCTGTTTCTTGACTATCTACGACAATACCATTTTAGAAAATGTGACAGTTTCAACAGGAAACTGGGGAGATGATAAAGAAAAGGTTCGTCAACGAATGCGGTACACGGAATCAAAACAAAAAAACAGCGTTGAAAATCCTTGGACCTGGGTTAAGGGTATAAAAACAGGAATTGACGTAGACGGTAAGCAGATTGGACCAGCGACTAAAGGCTTACCCAGATTAGACACCCCAGTAGTGTAAACTACACTAGTTAACTATATACAAAGGATAACATTATGGCCCTTTCACCAGAGCAAATGCTTAAAGCAAAAATTGAAGCAACTTCACACTTGGAGTACTCCATCAGCGTATTGGCTGCTGCATTGGGTGTTGATATATCTACTATTGAATACCCTTACGAACATGATTTTTCTGAAACTGACATCATGTTTAAATCCCACGAGTTGCTGAAGAAGCACGTTTCAAACTTGGAAAAACTTAAGGCATAACCATTTATGAAGCCCTTTGATACACCTTTTGCCCCAGATGCAGAAGATACTACGGGAGATGACACCGTTGCGGTTCCAGAAACCAACCTTGACGAGTTAGTTGTTCGTTACGACCCAAATTCAAAACAGTGGTTTACTCAAGACCAGGATTTGCTTTTAATTTGTTCAGCACAAATGGCTACGTATAAAGACGAAACAGAGGATATTTAAGATGCCAGTTTCATGTGAACCAGGTTCATCAGCAGTACTTTACGATTGGGCTGAAGATTTAAACAGGCATGAGTATTGGTTTACTGTCTTTATGATGATTGTAGGATTAGACCCATCTACATTTGGAGAAACAACAATAGATGAGTACGTTGCGGCATTGCGTGAAACGTACAACTATGTATTAGTGCCTGATAACAAGTCTGAGGAAGAGACTTATAGTAACGACATGTTTTCTATCTATCCGTTTGTAAGTAAAAACTACAAATACTTTATTCATAGAATAAGGATTAGTTGGCAAGGGTTAACCCTCTGTAAGTATTTGGAGAAAGCATGAACAAAGAAGTTGCGTATACTGCCTTAATTTCTTCTAAATTATCTTCTTTTAACGCACAAGTTTCATCAGAAGAAACACGCACAGAGTGGAATGACTTTATTGCCAAAGTAAAACAAACTACGGTAGAAGCAAACCTTGATGCTCGCTTTCTTGCTCGTGGTGTCCACCTTGAGACAAACTGGTATGACATCCCATTTACCGAGGATTTGCATGCTATTGCTGGGGCAAATTGTTTAGTTGATTTATTGCTTATTTCAACAAAAAAACCACAGAATGTTCTTATTGTTGATGGGTTGATTAACCGACTTCCTTTATACGGGTTGTTAAAAGACTCAAATATAAACTTTGTAAACAACCAGTATTTCTTTTGGTGGGAAAAGCACCTAAAGAACACATCAGAAAATCATTCATTTGGGTATACCGCTTACTCTATTGACGAGTTGCTTGAAATGCAAACACCAATATTTGACATGATTTTTATTTCTGGATATTCAATGTTTAATAACTTTGAAGTGCTGGCTTCCTTTTCTAACCTCTTGTTGCCAGGAGGCATGATAAGTGCTTCTTCCACAAACGGCTTTTCATCGTTATACACAGAGTTATACAAAACTCACGATATGTACCCATTACACGAAACACTTAACAATGCAGATGGACTAACTGTCCACCTTGCTAACTTCCTGGGAAGCACTTACTTTATAAAGAATTAATTTCCATATTTGGAAGTGTCGTATTGGTGCATCCAAAACCCGTTGAAGAAGCGTTCTGTTTCAGAAAAACCGCCTAAAACAGCATGAAACATAACCATTAAATCAGCAATTAGTAAATCACCATCTTGCCAATGGTGTGTTTGACGAACTTGAGTGTTAGTGGTTACTTGTTCCCCAACCCACGACTCGTACCACCTATACATGTTAATTTCTTGGTCAGTCGGTGTTCTGCCATTAAACTGTATTAATCTACAGTTAGTGTCTGTTTCTCCATTTTGACAAAAATTCATACGCAATATTTCTTTGTTTGACAACCTATGTGTTTGTACAACGTCAAGAATTATTGGCCCTGTAGGTGCTCTAGGGTCGTCACAGGTTGGCAAGGCTGATATCTTGCATGACCTGAGAAACTCTTTCTGTTTGTCATCCAGTAATTCAAACAGGTCCGTAGTGTCAACAAATATGGTTGCCCCAGCGTCACTATCACATATGAACTTTTCCATGTTCCAAGTAGCCCCAATTGCTGGGTTTGGGTAACCAAAATGTTCAAGATGCCACGGAACTAGTATGTCTTGTTTTGTAGCCCATTTTCTTCTGTTGATTGAAACAGTATGGCTTTCCTCGTAGTGCCAGAATTTCATACTGTTGAGGTTGGGGTAATAACCCAAATAATTACCGAATACCTGGGTAGCAATTAACTGCTCTTTCCTTGAAAACCTATGACCACGCAGGACTATTGCGCCAAGGTCTTTGAGAGAGTTAACGTATTTTTCACTATTTTCTAAGAACTCTTGAAAAGAAGAGTTATTAATAACCTTGAGGTGCCTCATGTCTAGAGACTACAGCATTGACCCCACAGGATGCTTCCATGATAAAATAGGGACCATTACAGACTTCTAAGGAGCATTCGTGGCCCAAGCATATAAAGTTCTTGCCCAATCAGCACCATCAGCAACTACCAATACCGACCTTCTCACCGTAGGTGCTGGAAAGTCAGTAGTGGCTTCAACGCTGTCTGTGTGTAACCGTGGTACAACGGCAGCCACCTATCGTGTGGCTGTACGCCCTGTCGGTGCAACTATTGCTAACCAGCACTACATGATTTACGATGCCAACATCTTGGCAAAAGACACTGTCACTTTGAGTGTTGGTTTGACCTTGGCAACTACAGACGTAGTGACTGTCTATGCGTCAAGCGCCAACCTTTCGTTCTCCTTGTTTGGGGCAGAGATTTCGTGATTTCTCGCCTTTCTGAAAACACCGCTAGTAGAAACCTGACTGGGTTTAACTCACAGGTTGATACCATCACGACAGAGCGAACTGTTACCCTTGATGATCTGGGTAAGGTTTTACTCATCAACAACTCTGGTTCGTTTACAATTACTGTACCTAACGATAGTGAAGCAAACTTTGGCATTGGTGACCGTGTAGATATTTTACAAACTGGTTCATCGGCAAACGTAGTGACAGTTTCTGCTGGTAACGCCACACTTTTTGCGGAGAGCAATAAATATAAATTAAACGGTCAGTACGCAGCCGCTACTTTGATTAAGACCGCAGCCAGCACATGGGTTCTTATCGGAAACATCACGAGTTAAACCATGATTACTGGCATCATTGCCTCTACATCTGGCATTCTCCCAGCGTTTACGGATGAGTTTGTAGGCTCTAACGGCTCATCGTTGCCTTCAAAATGGGCAAATACTAGAGGTGCTTGGAGCATTCAATCTAATAAGGCCGCTACGTACTCAGCCGCTAATACATATCCACTTACTACGTTCAATGCAAATACAAAGAACGTAAGTCTTAGGGCTAACTACGGAGAATTAGCAGGTGGATGGGGTGTTGCTTTTTGGGTACAGGACTCAGAAAACTGGTGGGCAGTTGTCTCAGAAAAAACATTTGAATATGGATGTGGTGGTGACGTTAACAATGGGAATGGGACTTGTTATGTAACTCCGTATTCATACAACTACAACTATGACTGTAGTTACACCACACCAGTAGTTCCTGCTAGTTGTGGACCAGACAGGTCAACAGAAATATATATGAATTCTCTTGCAGGGTGCGGTGGTTATGACGCAGGCGGATACAACTGTGCTGGTGTAGGTGGGTACTTAGCAGGAGTCAACGGTTGTTGTTATTATCAAACCTATAAAGGTCCTGCTGTTTATTATGGCTCACCTTCAGGTTTAACTTGCGAAGCACGATGCCCAGGACCATGTGGACCAGGCGGCGGTCTTGTGGGAAGCCAATGTTACGCAGGGTACACGGCCTGTCCGTATGTTAATGCATCAATTTTACAATACCATCCAGAAACAGGTGGTGTTTACGTTCCACAGACCTGTACGGGTACTGCTTCTGGTGGAGGAAACACCTACAACGCCACTACGTATTACACCACATCAATAAAATTAATTAAAATGCAAGGTGGAGTAGCATCCCAAGTAGCAACTACAGGGTTTGCGGCAACCACTAATAATAGTGTTGGTGTTTCCTACATTCAAGTAGTGACCAATGATGCTGGACAAATAACTGCAACAGCACAAATGAGTAGCGGTGGGACAGTAGCCCAAATACAAACCACCCCATCTAGCCCAACTAGGGCTACAAGACATGGAATTATTCTTAACCCTGTAGCCTCTGGGTCGCAGGCAACAACTGCAGAAAACCTAGTATACTCGCCTGCATGAGCGAAGAATTAACAAAAAAGCGTTTAGAAATATGTAGAGAGTGTGACCGTCTTTTTAAACCCACATTTCAATGTAAAGAGTGTGGCTGTTTTATGAAGATTAAGGTTAGACTTGAGTCACAAACCTGCCCAATTGGAAAGTGGTAAAACATGTCTTTTGAAATTAAAGTAAGCAATATTGGTCCTGTCATTATTTATAAGAATGCTATTCACACACTCCAAGATTTCACAGACTTGTTTGATTTAGTAGAAGAGCATCCAGAATTTGTTGACGTAATGAAGGAGCACATTCTTCAAACACTAAATCATGTTTTAGCAGAGGTAATTGACGGGTTAGAACATAATATTTACTACCAGCCACAACGTGCGTATTCATACTTAGGAGCAATGAATGCTTATGGTTCTTTTGTACACCAAGCGTTGCCAGAACACAGAATGAGAATGCAAACTCTCTCCTAACGGCTATAATGGGCCGTGCCTAAACTACGCAAAGGATTTTGGTTTTACCTCCCTGTAGCGCTTCTGTCTTGGTTTTCACCAGTCACATCCGTCAAGGCAGATGCTCTTGGAGAATGGGCATATAGTCAATCTCAAAACTGTGGTGGGTACATTGAAGTTTCTGGTAGCGGTATTACCTTGCATGGTCCTGATAATCAATTAGCACCATAAGGTTCTTCTTGTGGCGGAGCACATTGGGTAAAAGTTGAAACCACAATCCCTGCAGATGTGGACACAATAGATTTCACTTGGTCATACCAAACCAACGATGGTTGGGTGTATGACCCACCGCAGTATGCAGTAAACGGTGCATACACCTTGCTTACACAACAGAATAGTGCAACAGGTTCACTGTCTGTACCCGTTCAAGAGGGCGATATCTTTACTTTTCGTCAATACTCAATAGATACCTGTTGCCAGCCAGGTCACTTAACAATCAGTAATTTGTCTTTGTGGAACGGTATTTCACAAACAACGACTACGTCTTCCACGACTACAACTACTTCTTCTACAACTACTTCTTCTACAACCACCACGTTAGCATCAACCACCACGACAACAACAACAACGACAACGACAACGACCCCAGTGACAACGACAACAACGACAACAACGACAGAGCCACCCAACAATACGACTTCATCTACTTCTTCAACTTCCACAACAGTGCCAGAGCCAAGTACCACGACAACGGCGATGCCAATAAGCACCACAACAACATCTATCGCCCCTGCCGTTCCCGAAGAGGTCGTAGAAGTACCGACAGGCACCACAACGACAGTAGTAGTGGAACCCACTCTAGAGGTGACGCTTCCCGAAGAAACACCAATACTAATCCCAGAAGAGATACCGACTGAGATAACAGATCAAATACCAGATGTAACATACCCAGATACTATCGTTGACACAGACGAAACGCTACCGTTTGTCGGAGAAACTGTATCTGACACAGAATTAGATAACATTCTTGAGAACACATTTACCTCAGATGCTTCTACGGAAGAGATAACGGCTGCACTTGATGAGGTTTTGAGCGCCGACCTCTCAACAGAACAGTTTTCCACTGTAATGGATGCCGTACTTTCCGATACATCTGATACCGAGCAGGTGTCTGAAGTCTTAGTTTCTTTGCTGAGTTCTAATCTTTCAGGCGAAGAACTTACAATTGTAATGGATACCGTCTTTAGCGCAGAAGCAAGCGTTGAAGAAATGGGCGCAATTGTTGAGAACATGCTGGATTCCGACCTTTCCTCGGCAGAACTAGAGGCGGTCTTTACGGCTGCTTTTGACGATGACCTGTCTGATGCTGAAACTGTTGCTCTTGCAGAAGAAATCCTTAGTAGCCCACTTGATGACGAAGAATTTAACACTGTTATCAATGCCATCTTTGACGAAAAGGTGTCTGATGAAGTTTTGACACAGACCTTTGACGCTATTTTGACACCTGAAATCTCTGACAGCAAGTTTGCCGAAGTAGTGAATGTTCTTGAAAATGCCACCATTACAAACAATCAGGTTGCTCAAGTGGTGGATTTGGTTATTTCTCAAGAAGGCGGAGTAAGTGAAGAGCAAGCCACCGAACTAGCAACGAGCGCCAAAGTGCTGGAAAGCGTTTCAGGAGAGCAAGCAACTGAAGTCTTTGATGCAATCGTGGCTTCGGATGTAACTTCAGAGGATGGTCTTGCAATTGTTGACGCTGTGCAGGATGCCCCAGAAGCCGTTAAGGAATCTTTTGAAGAAGAATTAAACATTTACGAGGGTGTCTTTGACACCTATACCGCAATTGGCTCAGTGATACCTGTTAGTGGGCGCAGGGTTATCATCGCCGTAACTACGGTATCATTTATACTGCCTGCACCAGTTGTTTCTAGTCGTAGACGATAAGCCCACAAGCCCCGTAGAGCCTCCTAGGAGGCTCGTAGACAAGCGTAAATAGGCAAAACGAGCCTAACTAAGGAGCATTGTGAAAAGACTATGGAATGAAGTACATGGGCTGGTTTGGACACTGGCTGGAACAGGCATGGTTCTTATTACCCTGTCTGGACAAACCCTAACTTGGGGTGTGTGGATTACTGTGGCTGGTCTTGCTGTACACTTCCTTGCTGTTGCTGGAAAGGGTAGTGACACAGACGAAGAGTAGAGGTTCATGGGTAACAAAACGATTGGTTTTTTGACATACGATTGGGCGCACGGAACGAAGCCATTACAACCAAACGGTTGTGCGTGGTATCGCTGCTTTCTCCCCATGAAAGAGTTAGAGAAGTTTGGCTGGAAAGTTGGTATGGGCTTTCCACGCTGGCACGAAGACCACGGATACGGGCTAATAATTGCTAACGACAAAGCCGTTCACGGTTGGGAAATTCTTGTATTTAAGTTAGTAATGCGTAAAGAAATTACCGACATGGTAAAAATAGCAAAGAAAATGGGACAAAAAATCGTTGTAGATATTGACGACTTCTTTGAAGGTCTTGAACCAACTAATCGTGCTTATGCGGCTACAGACCCAAAACTTCACCCAGAAAATAATCGTGACCATTACTTCCACATGATTGACGAGGCAGACGCAGTAATTACGTCTACTCCATTTCTGTACGATTTTTACTCAAAGAAAAGAAAGAATGTGTTTCTAGTTCGCAACGGTATAGACATCAACCGTTGGACTATGCGTGTGGATAAAGCAAAGCGTCTACCTGTTGTTGGTTGGGTTGGTGCTACACCTTGGCGTTCTAGTGATTTAGAAAGCCTTAACCCACACGTTCCTAAGTTTTTAAAACAACATAACTTAACTTTTCATCATTCTGGTCACACAGATAATGCTCCTTTTGCGTATTCACAACTTGGGCATTACCGACAGAAATCAACTATTATGCCAATGGCTCCAATTCTTGATTACCCTAGATTGTTCCCACCTATAGACATTGGCTTAATTCCCCTAAACAATGTTGAATTTAACCATGCAAAATCTTTTATCAAAGGGCTTGAGTATGCTGCTGCTGGTGTTCCTTTCATTGCATCGTACTCACCTGAATATCAGTATCTTGCAGATGCTGGGGTTGGAAGGGTTGCTAAAAGCCCAGAGGAATGGAAATATCACTTAAAGGAATTACTTGACCCAGGCATGCGTAAAGATGAGGTAATGGTAAACTACGAAACAGTTAAAGAAAAGTTTTCAATAGAAGTGTGTGGTATTGAATGGAACAAAGTAATGGAGAAAATCTCCGCACTATAAGAACCCTAGAGTCTTTTAAAGACATTCACAAGGGAGAAACCATCTGGGTTCTTGGTTCTGGTGGGTCATTAGACTTCCTTGACCCATCGTTTTTTGATGACAAAATATGTGTTGGTGTTAATTTTGTTGGGAAGACTTTTGGGTTGACTAATTATTTTACGTTTTCTCATTATCATTTAGATTCCTTAGAGATGGCAGAATCGTCTAGATTTGTGTTTGCTCCCAAAAAAGAACATGGTGCAAGACAAGAATGGTCTGGCCCTATTCCAGCAAACGTAATTTTGTTTGAAACAACTACAGGAGAACCTGGATATAGTTTTGACCCATTTGGTAAAGACAACCCAACAGTTGGGTTGATGATTGGGAACTCAAGTATTCATGGGTCAATACATTTAGCAGCATATTTGGGTGCTAAACATATTGTCTTAGTGGGGGCTGATTGTGGAAAGTTAAATGGGGTTGACAGGTTTAATAACTATGTGCCAGGAGATAACCCGTGGTCTGAGTACAATACGAAACTAATAGAAGTAAAACGCTGGATACTAGAAAACTTTGGAGCAAAGGTTTACTCTTTAAATCCTTTTGTAAACTTCAACCTTGAAGGTGTTTCCTTTGATGGGGAAGTAAAAATAAACCTGTGATACTCTTTTTTGCATGAAACTACTTAACGCAGGTTGTGGGACACACTATGCCGAGGGTTGGGTAAATACCGATGTTTGGGAAAATGAGGAAACAAAACCAGACATTCGTGTAGAACCTGGAAAACCGTACCCATTTGATGATGCAACCTTTGATGCAGTACTGATGAGTCATGTTCTAGAGCATATTGCATGGGCTGAAGTCCCTGCGTTCCTTCGTGATATGTCTCGTGTGGCTAAACCAGGTGCTCCAATGCTCATCGTTTGCCCAGATGTCTTTAAGACAATAAAATTATGGAGTGAAAAAAAACTCCCGTGGTGGCTAGTTGAAGCCGTACTAGAGCACCAGCACATGAAACCAGAAGACCTAGGAGATAACCCTTGGTGGGATAACGCTCCACACCACTGGAATGCCCATGAGAAACGAATAGAAGATTTACTTGTAGGGATGGGGTTTCCAAGCATTGAAAATGTTTTTAGTCTTATCCCTAATGGCAACTCGTGGAAAGACAACCACATTACAGACTTAGTTTGGCCTGTTGTAGGTAAGGCTGAATGGCAACTCTGCCTGAGATTTAATAACAAACTATAATTGGGGTATGGCTAGAGCACGAGGTTTAGGAAACGCTGGTAAAGCAAGAATCAAGGACTCCTTACAGGCGTTTGCCCTTTCTGACGAACAGACAAAAGAAAACTTATTTAACCGTGAGGAGTGCTTTGACCCTTGGGTGGCTAATACTGGTGGCGTAGATAACGCAACTGATGACATGCTGGGTGAACGAACCAACGGACAAGACAGTACTCGCTTTACTTTTGTTCAGTACTTCTTTAACCCAGAAACTATGGTGGGGGATATATACATGGACTTCCGTGGAAAGAAGGGAAGGAAGAACCCAACCAAGTACGTATTCAACAATGTTCCTGTGTACCAAGCAAAGAGTTTCTACGAAGCCTTGTCAAAGGGTAAAACTTTTAATACTGGCGGTATGAGTGGTGGGTATGTTGATTACGACCCAGACCATTTTAATAGGCAACAAGCAACCCCGTTGGGTAGAAAACTACAGCACGGTGCGTTTAGCCAGCAACAAGCAGACCAAGGTTACCCTGATATTGAGAAACAAGATACACGGCAATCTCAACTCCCCCTTGACTGGCAATAACCGCTAGTATCTAGACCCATGAATAAGGTTCGTGGGCTTTGGTCTTTTTATTGGATTATCCGTAACACGGGTACTCCTAATATTCCGCATATTGCTATGGGTACATGTCAAGAACTTGGTAGGTATTGGCGTAAAGGTAAAGGACCACAATTAAGGTTTGGTCGGTATTTATTACAATTCGGAGTATGCAAGAAGAACAACATCAAGGGTGAAAGAGAAGGGCTACTATTTGCTCTTGGTGGTCGTGAGATGGATACAACAGTAGAGGAGATAAAGCAGTGGCACTAGGGATATTTAAAAAGGAAGAAAAATCACATGATAAACTTCCGCCAAGTAAAGCACAGCAACGAGCCTCTAAATTAGATAACTCCTCTTTGTATGGTTGGATGGATAACTCCATTATGTCTTTAGGCGCTTCTTTTGATGCGTGGAGATATAAAGACGCTCCTGCAAGTGAAGTTCGTGACTGTGTAGAAGCATTACAGATAATTTGGGCAGAACTAGAGAGCAGGAAGCAATGAGAGCACCAGAAGAACTTAAGATGGACCGAACTATTGGACTAGCAAATGACCTAGCAATTCGTGTTCAAGCATTCCCACACAATGGTCTTTTGAAACGAATTAACTACAAGTTGGTGGCAGATACTGATGATCTGTACGATTTTCTTCTTCAAGTAGAAAAAGTGGTGGAAGACATGGAAGCAAATCGCCGCCTATTTGCTCCCAATAACCCTGACCAACTATCGCTTTTCTAAAGTGAGGTAGGCTTGTAGGGTATGTCGGATTCCCTATTGGACCAAGAACAAGAGTTACTAGCCGAAGAATTAGTTGAGGAACTTGACGAAACCTCGGCTGAATTTGTTGACCAGTTAGTTACAAAACTGGTTCTCTTTACCGAGCAATTTTGCAATGTTGAATTATTTCCGTACCAGATTCCTATTGCGTACCGAATCATTGAATCCATTGTTTTAGGTGACGGTGAAGAAATAACTTTAATTGCAACTCGCCAATCTGGTAAGTCTGAAGTGCTCTCCAACGTACTTGCATCCATGATGGTTATCCTTCCAAAACTTTCAGGCATCTATCCAACGTGGTTATCTAAGTTTGAAAAAGGTTTCTGGGTCGGAGTATTTGCCCCAACTGAAGACCAGGCAGACACCGTGTTTAGTCGTATCGTAAGTCGTTTGACTAGCGACCACGCTCTTGGTTTTCTTCTTGACCCTGAACTTGATGACAAGGCTACCTCTGGTGGTACTCGTGGTAAGGGAAAAATCATCACCATGAAGCGTTCTGGTTCAATTTGCCGTATGCAGACTTGTAACCCAAAAGCAAAGATTGAATCAAAAACTTACCACTTTGTGCTTATTGACGAGGCTCAGGAAGCCGATGAGTTTATGATTACCAAGTCAATCAAGCCGATGTTGGCGTTTAACAACGGAAGCATCATGCTTACTGGAACGGCTTCTCGTAACAAGTCCTATTTCTACAAGATGATTCAATATAACAAACGGCGTATTAACCAAAGTAGAAAAGTAATACGAGACTGCCATTTTGAGTACGACTACAAAGTTGCTTCTAAGTATAACGCTAACTACGGGAAATTTATTGCCAAAGAAAAACTACGCATTGGTGAAGACTCTGACGAATTCCAGATGTCGTATTGCAACCGATGGATGCTGGAAAAGGGAATGTTTGTTACTGAAGAACGAATGGAAAGACTCTACGACCCATCTATGCCGTTAGTAAAACAGTGGTGGCGTACCCCTGTAGTAGTGGGGATTGACGTTGCTCGGTCTAACGACTCAACGGTAGTAACCGTCTGCTGGGTGGACTGGGACCATCCAGACCCCTTTGGTTTCTACGAACACCGCATTCTTAACTGGCTAGAAATCAACGACCAAGAGTGGGAACAACAGTATTTCCAAATCATTGACTTCTTACGAAACTACGATGTACTTCGCATTGGCGTGGACTCCCAAGGTGTCGGTGGTGCTGTAGCAGAACGACTTAAGATTTTGCTGCCAAACATAGAAGTAATTGCAATGACTTCTGACTCTAAAAATCAAAACCAGCGTTGGGTACACCTTACAGAATTGATTCAACGTGAGCAATTAGTAATTCCAGGACATTCTAAGGCTCGCCGTACCCGTTCATGGAAGCGCTTTAATCAACAAATGAATGACCTTGAAAAGGTCTATCGTGGTCCATATATGCTGGCTGAAGCCCCTAATGAGAAAGGCGCATTTGATGACTACCCAGACTCATTGGCTCTTGCCTGTGCCATGTCTGTGTATGATGCTATGCCTACTATTCAAGTCGGAGAAAATCCCTTTTTCAATTAGTGGTATTCTTATGGAAACCTTATTTTCCAAGGAGTAACACATGACAGTAGCACCATCGCCAATGTTTCCTGAACGAGACTTAACCGTTTTTGAACGCAGCATGGCCCCAAGCATCCCAGGCAACAAAGGACCTCTCCGTTTTGAAGAAGGTGTCGCAACAGACACTGACGTTCCAAACGATTTTGGTCGTGGAGCCTATGAGGACACCGCACCATCGCCTTTGCGAATGAACCAGAACAACCCAGAGATGTTCTATAAGCATGCAGCAGACACTATGCGTGAACGTGCTCATGTTGGTTCAGCATCGTGGGTTGAAGCACCATCAGTACTTTCAGAGTTTGTTGAAGGTGCAATGGCAGGCGATGACATGCCACAGTTTGAGTATTCATATAACTCAGGTGGTCACATGAACCGACCAAACGTGACGGTTGTTAACGACTAATCATGTCAGATGTCGGCGGCGACTCAAGTGTTGACGCTGGTGCAATGGGTTCTGAACCACTTGGTTTTGACTCGCCTGCTCTAACTTCAACTGATGACCTAAAGGAAAGCATTGCCCAAACATATGGACTAAGCCCTACGGGAGCGTATAGTCCTGGTTTGTACGTAAGCAGAACTGGTCAGTTCTATTCTTCCTTTCAGGTCGCCCCACCACCTAAGACTCGTGAACGCCGACACCCGTTTGTTCTTAACTCTTATCTTAAGAATGATATGGGTGTAAAGGTTTATCAACCAACGGGTTATGTAGTTCCCCGTGACTTACAAGCAGCAGACACATTACAGGAATCTCAGTTTAGACAACGTGACCCGTTGTCTGACCCAATTGATTCTGCGTTTGGCCCTGGTAAACCGATGCTTGACAAGAAACTTAAGGACACAGTTCGCCCAGAAGATGAGGGTCGTTTGGTAAAAGAAACTGACCTTCGCCGTAGGGCTATGCATGTGAACAAAGGTCGTAAAGACCAGTACGACTACGAGCAGGGGTAACAATATGGCACGGCGCTGGCTTGACGAACCACTAAAAGGAATTAAATACGCAGAAGTAGCAAAGGTCCACAAAGATGACCGAAAACTACAAATGGCTCAAAAGAAACTTCAAAGTATTGCAGACGCAACTGAAAATCCTATGCGTACTGATAAGAAAACTGGAGAACCATTAAGAGCCAGTAAAGACATTAAGTTTTTAAGTGGCAGTATTAAATTTGATAAAACAACAAGTGCATCAGACCCAACGGTGCAACATGCTCTTATGAGAGGTATGTACCTAACACCAGCAGGTAAATTTGCTACTGCGGATACTTGCCGACATAAGACTGGACCGTGTACTGCGGCTTGTCTGCATGACAGTGGTTTTCAAGACCTTGCTAATCAGATAGCAAGAACTAATGCTCTTGAGCAAATGGGTCCAGATGCTGTTGCTCTTATTGCTAACGAGGTTGATAACCACGTGAGAGATGCGGCAACCTATAACAGAGCAAAAGGTCATGGACCAAAACTTGCTGTGGCTCGGTTTGACGCAACAAGTGAATTGCTAATAGACGAAATGGAAATTGGTGACTACGTAATAGGTAGGCATTCAGGACTTCACGAAGATGGCCCATTTAAAGGTTACCCAAAATTGCTTGTCTCAGAGTACGGAAAAGGTTTAGCAAAAGATGTGCTTCCAGGACCAGAACCTGAGTGGAGACAATCTAACGTAGTGCGAGTACCTAGTTGGAGTGGGCAAACAACTCTTGCTCGTGGCAAGCAACTGCAAAGTCGTGGTATTGATATTGCCGTTCCTGCAACAAACTATGGAACATCCACGCACCCTAAAGAAATCCCATCTCATGTAAGCGTTCAATTTAAAGGTGGACCATTAGTAATGTCTGCTGTGGATTATGACGAACATGACGTTATCCCATTACGCCCATTTACTGGCAGTGCTGGAATGCTTCGTGCTAAAAGTCCTGGATTTTCAAAACGTGACCCTGAACGTCAAGCAAAGGCAGAAAAGTTCTTAACTGACAAGCACACACCGTACACACCAGGTGCAACTTTTGAGGGTGACGAATCACCAGTTTCTCCAGTACAAACATTCAATATTCCAATGCACGATATTGTTCGTAGAAAAATTAATGGTCCTCAATTTTGGAACGCTGAAGAGTAAACCATGTCGGATGCATGGGCGATTGTCATTGCGGCTGCTATACCCGTAGTCGGAACTGGAGTCGGTTTTCTTATAAGGGAATTCAAAAACTTCAGAGTAGAAAATCGTCAAGATCACGCAAATGTAATGACCGAACTCCGCAAAGTTCGTAATGGTATTGAATCAGTGGCTGGTCGTTTAAACACACACATTGACTGGCACATGGATAAGGAAAAGAAATGAATAAGAATATGCTCTTAAATGTTGTCCTTCGTATCCTTGCCACCTTTGCTGCATCTGGGTTAGGTGTGATTGGGGCTGGAGCAATCGCTGGAGTGCCTTTGTGGAAAGCCTGTTTTATGGCAGGAATTGCTGGAGTTGCATTTGTTGTAGAAGGTTTATCAAGGAATTTCTTGGATGATGGTAAACTTACACTTGCAGAAATTAACGATGTTTTTAATAAAGTAGATGGAAAAGAAACAACAGTTAAGGATGACAAATGAGTAAAAAAGTTGCTTGGGATTATGTAGTGCCTGTAGTGTTGCCGCCAAACCTTAAAGGCATTGAACCTGGAAAACTGCCTGAAGAAATGCTTGTCAAAATTGCAACAGGTGGAAAACTTCACCGCAGAGCCGCAGACGCATGGAATGCAATGGTCGCAAAAGCCAAAGCAGATGGAATTGAACTTAAACCCACTTCCTCTGGCGACCTATATCGCACTTACGAGAGCCAACTGGCTGGTTTTAAGCAGCGCTACCAACTTGAGCCAATCCCAGGTCAAAGCACCAAAACATTTGAAGGCAAGACTTGGTATCTGAAAAAGGGTATGGCAATGTTGGCGACACCTGGTAAGTCCATGCATAATCTTGGGTTGGCAATTGATATTGCTAATGCGTCAGAACCAAAGCGCTTGAACTGGCTAATTGCCAATATAAAAGATTTTGGATTTAGTTGGGAAGTTGTTCCAAGCGAGCCGTGGCATATTCGGCTAGTCACTGGGCCTTTTCCAACACCTGCTGTTGTGGCATACGTGCTACAGCAACAACAACAGCCTGCTTGACACACCTACTTAGGTAGGGTACGCTACACAACCTAAATCAAAAAGGGTGGTAGCATGAAGGTACATGACATTGACCGTATCCTCTATTATCTCAGTAAGGTCTTTGTTGGGCCTTCTGATGCTGAAGAATTGTTCAGAGTGATAGAGGTGCTTCAAAAAGAACGACACAAATTGGAGAAGAAGAATGTCAAAAAGTAGTTTAATAGACGAACTTAAAGCAGGTTCTGCTCCCACAAAATCTTGTGGTGTTGGAAAGATTCTCAGTGCAATGAGTACTGAGGAACAAGAAGCCTTGGAAGATGCGTTTGTTAAGATACGAGAAAAGAACGCATCACCTCGCTCAATTCAAACAAGTAGCTATACATACAAATGGCTATCTGACTTGCTCAAAAAACATGGGCATGACATAACAATCCGAATGGTAGAAAAACATAGTAGAAAGATGTGTAGTTGCGATGTCCATTAAAGAAGAACTAAATGCTGGACCACAGAGTCCTAAAGAAGTGCTCGGAAAACTTGCTGACCTATTTGCTCGTCAAGGGATTGACGTAGACGAAATAGGCCAAATTCAAAGGGTATCTTTGTATCAATCGCTCACCAAGAACGAAGAGGGTGAAGCGGAAATCCATGACCTTGCTGGTGTGCAATTTAAGTTCTCACCTAAGTGGGAGTCTGGTCCTGAGTGGCCTGTTGTACAACAAGGTCCTGCAATTAAATTGCCGACACCAAAAGCAACTAAGAAAAAATTAACAGGTTTTAAAACTTGCGTGGTTCCACCAGATATTCAGATTGGATATTTCCGTAACCGTGAAGGTTTGCTAGAAGCAACACATGATGAAAAGGCTCTTGAAATCTGCATCAAACTTGTAGAAGATTTACAGCCTGAAGTTGTTGCACTTGTTGGTGACAACCTTGACTTACCTGAGATGGGTAAGTACGTGACATACCCTGCGTATGCACAAACAACACAAGCATCAATTGACCGTGCAACTTTGTTCTGCGCCCAACTTCGTGCTGCTGCTCCAGATGCAAAGATTATCTGGCTTGCAGGAAACCATGAAGAGCGTATGCCTAAGTACCTCGTACAAAACGCAGGTGCTGCTTATGGTCTTCGCAAAGGCAACACACCAGCGTCATGGCCTGTTCTTTCAGTTCCATACCTGTGTCGCATGGATGAGTTTGGTATTGAATACCGACCAGGTTACCCAGCATCAGATTATTGGGTCAATGAAAAACTCCGCATCATTCACGGTGACCGTGTAAAATCATCAGGGTCAACTGCACACGTATACCTCAACCAAGAGAAGACGAGCGTTATTTATGGGCATATTCACCGCATTGAAACAGCGTTTAAAACTCGTGAAGACTTTGATGGTCCTAGAACTATCATGGCTGCTTCTCCTGGTTGCTTGGCTCGGATTGACGGGGCTATTCCTAGCACTAGGGGTGGGGTGGATTTAGACGGGCGACCTCTAACTCGGTACGAGAACTGGCAACAAGGTATCGGTGTTGTCACTTACGAAGATGACGGAAATCACAGGTTCTCATACGATGTTATTCCTATTTACAACGGATGGGCGTTGTATCATGGTAAAGAATTCATTGCCGAGTAGACCATGACTACTATCGTTGCTGTCCAAGGTGATGGTTTCGCTGTCGTATGTGTGGACTCTCGTATCTCATCTATTGATGGGGGCATTGCCACGCAAATAGGAACGCTTCGTGAAGGAAGCAGTAAGGTATCAACTAATGGAAAGTATCTACTTGGTGCTGCTGGAGATGTACGGGCCATCAACATTCTCCACCATGTTTTCCAACCGCCAACACCACCACCAAACCTTAAAGGGAAGAAACTTGACCAGTTCTTTACGGCGAAGTTTATCCCAGCACTCAGAGAATGCTTTGATGCTCAGGGATACTCCATCCCCGACCTCAACGAAAATAAAGAACATATTGCGGAGCAGGGGTCGTTAATCCTTGTAGCCATCAACGGAACTATTTATATCGTTGATGGTGATTACGCTTGGGCTTCAGAAGCCAGTGGTCTTTACGTAATTGGTTCTGGTGGTGAGTACGCTTTGGGGGCTATGCAGATACTTACGCACAATAAGAAGCAAACTGTGCAACAGGCTAAAACTAACGCTTTGAAGGCTCTGACAGTTAGTGCTAGATTTGACCCTCATACGGGTCCTCCGTATCACACGTACATTCAGGAGTACGAAACAAGTAAAGCCCGTAAGCCTGTATAATCGGGTATCCCCTATTAAGGAGTTAACATGAATCAAGCAAAAGTAGAAACAGCAGATGCAGCAATTAAGGGCGTTATTTTGGGCGCACTTACCTACGCAGGAGCAAAGTTGGACTTGACCCCAGAAATGATTGCAATTGCATTACCCGCAGCAGCAGCAATTGTTTCGGTTATTTCAACCAAGATTGGCCCAAAGAACACTGCCCTTCTTTTGAAAGTAGCAACAAAGGCTTTGGAAGCAGCACCAGTTGCTAAGAAGGCTCCAGCCAAAAAAGCCTCACCAGCAAAAAAGAAGTAATATCTTAGTATTCTTCTTTTCAGAAAAGGTGTAACAAATGCCTGTTGATTTTTGGTCCCCGTCTTATAGGGCGGCATCTAGCGACTTAACTGTAGCGATTAGTCCACTTGGATTGGTTGAACTTGCTGACGAAGAGTTTGAAGTTCACGGACCAAGACTCAACAGGTATTCTGCTGCTTGGGCTTGGTATCTAGGACACCACTGGTCACACCGCCGTGAGCAAGGTGAAAACAACGTCACCATGAACTATGTGAAGACCATGTCGGACTTCATTACAAACTTTTGTTTTGGTAAAGGTATTCAATTTAAAGTACCTGAGCAGAACGAAGCAATCATTCCCCAACTCCTCCATGAGGTTTGGGATAACCACAACAACAAACATTATTTGTTGTGGCAAATGGGACAACTCGCAAGTATCACTGGAGACTGTTTTGTAAAGGTTGCTTTTGATGAACCTTACGCTGACGGTGTTGGGCTACAACATCCAGGTCGTGTTCGTATTCTCCCATTGAACCCAGCGCATTGTTTTCCTGAATACCACCCACATGACCGTGAGCGTTTGATTCGTTTTAAACTTAAGTACCGCTTCTGGGGTACATCACCAGAAGGTACTCGTCAGGTTTACACCTTTACTGAGATTCTTACGGACAACACCGTGCAACAATTTATCAACGATGAGTTGATTGATGAGTACGAAAACCCAATTGGTGTTGTTCCAATTGTTCACATTCCGAACATTACAATAACTTCATCACCTTGGGGTCAATCAGACATCTGGGACATTATCCAGTTGAACCGTGAACTCAATGAGAAGATGACTGAAATTTCAGACATCATTAACTATCATGCTGCTCCTGTAACAATTATTACAGGTGCTAAGGCTTCGCAACTTGAGCGTGGTCCTAAAAAGGTTTGGGCTGGACTTCCAAAGGAAGCACAAGTCTTTAACCTTGAATCACGTGGTGAAATGTCTGGTGCTATTGAATACGTGCAAATGATTAAACGAGCAATGCACGAAATCACTGGTGTTCCTGAAACTGCTCTTGGTCAATTCCAGCCAGTATCAAATACTTCAGGCGTTGCTTTGGCTATCCAATACCAGCCTTTGATGAACCGTTATCAGATGAAGAAGATTCACTTTACACAGGGTCTTGAGAAACTTAACGAAATCATTATTAAAACTTGTGCTGTGTTTGTTCCAGAGTTGCTTATTTACAACCCTTCACAAAGTGCAATGCCTGAGCCAGACATGCTTACGCAGTTGGACCCTAACGACCCAAACACCTATAAGACAACAATCCATTGGCCCGACCCACTTCCTGTTGATGCTCTCATCAAACTCAATGAAGTGCAGGCAAAGATGGCTTTGGGTATTGAGTCTAAAAAGGGCGCATTGAAATTGTTAGGCGAAGAGTTCCCGAACGAGAAGATGATTGAAGTCTTTGAGGAACTACGAGATGACGCTGTTGACCAAGGAGCATTGGATATGATTCGTGCTCAAATTGGTCAAGCGGTAATGATGGCTACAGGACTACTTCCTAATGGAGGGGGTCTTGAACCTGCTCCTTCAGGAGATGGTAATGTAACTAGTGCAGGAAGCCCTCAAGGGGGCGGAGTGCTTCCAGGTGCTGGTGTCCCACCAGTAGAAATGGAATTGATGAATCAAATGACTAGTAAGGCATACGGAGCAAGGTTCGCCCAGCGCCGTATACCTGACGAAGATAAATAATACGTATAAATAACTCAAGTCAATATTTGCTAAACAACACTTAGGAGAAAATCATGGCAAAAAGTAATGACGAAGTTGTCATCCCCGTAGAGGCTACTGAAGCCTTTCATGCGGAGGCAAACACAGTTGCCCCAAAGGGCAAAATCTTCACTGAAGATGAAGTAGAAAACATCCGCAAGCAAGAAAAAGACAAACTCTACAAGCGTATTGAAGAGGCTGAAAGCCGCTACAAGAGCATGGAAGAGCAAGTTACATCCCTTGCTTCAGACCGTGAAAAGGCAATTAAAGAAGCAACGGAAATTGCCCGTAAAGAAGAAGAGATTCGCCGTCAGCGTGAGTTTGATGAGTTGAGCGCAAAAGAACTTCTTAAGCGAACCGAGGATGAATTCAATGTCAAAATTAAGAATGTGGATGCTGAATGGCAGAGTCGCTTTGCTCAGATTGAAGCAGAACGCTCGGCACAGTCGGCACTCCTAGACAAAGAGCGCCAGTTGCGTGAGGTTGAAACCTACCGCCAGCGCCGTGTACACGAGTCTCAAGACGAAATCATTCCAGAACTGATTGATTTAGTCGCAGGCAACACCCCAGAAGAGATTGAAGCATCAGTGGAAATCCTTCGTCAACGGAGTGCTGCTATTATTGAGAGTATCCAACAAGCGACTCAGCCGAGTCGTGTTAAGGGTGTGTCGGTAACGTCACCATCCGTTGGGCCAATGGAAACTCAAACGGAATACCAAACATTGAATGCGGAGGACATCCGAAACATGACAATGGACCAGTATGTTAAAATGCGAGACAGGCTTTTAAGTTCCCGACCAAAAGGTCGGTTTTAAATAATCTATCCATAGTCACTTAAGGAGACATCATGGCATTCCCAGCACCAACAGGCGGTGCGATTACTGCAACAGCGAACATCAGTTCAACTGGCTACAGTAGCGATTCCGCTTTATCCCCAGCAATTCAAACTATCTGGTCCAAAGAGATTTTGTTCCAAGCAATGCCTGTTCTACGTTTTGAGCAGTTCGCAGTAAAGAAGACCGAACTTGGTGTGCAACCTGGTTTGACCATCAACTTCATGCGTTACAGCAACCTTGCAGTAGACCAAGCCGAAGGCGCAACCCTTGATGAAGGTGTCCGTATGGAGCCAGTATCACTGTCTGCATCACAGATTCAAATCACGGTTGGCGAACAAGGTCAGGCTCTTGCAGTTACTGAATTGCTCCTCAATGCATCGTTTGATGATGTCATGGCATCGTCAAGTCGTTTGCTTGGTCGTCACATGGCACAGTCTATGGACATTCAGGCTCGCAACACCCTTTACAAGACCGCAATTCCATTTGCTGGTGGTTCCGCAGTTCCTCCAAACGTAGTGTTTGGTCGCAAGACTCTCGGTGCAACCCGTGGTTCAATTGCTCCTTACGATGCAGGCACCTTGGGTGATGCAACTAACCCAGGTTACCTCTCACCTGCAACTATCAAGGATGCAGTTGAAATCCTTGCTGGTCAGAACATTCCACGCCTTGGCGACACGTACGTGTGCTTCGTTCACCCTTCACAGAGCCGTGCGCTTCGTGACTGGCCTGAATTCATTGAAGTATCTAAGTACGCTGCACCTGGCAACTTCATGCTCGGTGAAATTGGTCGTCTGTATGACGTAGTCTTCATTGAAACCACACAGGTTACAAAGGCTGCTGGTCCAGCAGATATTGACAACTCAGCATCGGGTACGCAGGCAATGAACGCAGAGTCGTACAACGCAATTATGATCGGTGACAACGCTTTTGGACATGCAATTGCATTGCCAGTTGAACTCCGTGACGGTGGCGTAATTGACTTTGGTCGTGAGCATGGTCTTGCTTGGTACGCCATTTGGGGCTTCGGCATGATTACACACGAATCACGTGTGTTGCTGAACACCAAGGGCGGAGCAATCGCTTCCTCGTAATTAAGTCAACTAGTATTGGGGGGTCGGGGTAAAACCCGACTCCCCCAACCCTTTCACAATCGGAGAATAAAATGGCAGCAAAAAAGAAATCAGTTATTCAAGAATTTGTAGAGCAAGAAGACGAAGTTCTTTTTGTATCAGAAATTCCTCAAGCAGAAGAAACTGAATCTGAGATAAAGAGCGATACTGTTAGCGCTCGTGTCAAAGGTACATGGACAATGTTCTGGGGTCAAGACACATGGTTGTTTAATGACGGTAAGCGTTACAAACTTCCACGTGGTTTGTTTGAGTATTTAAAGAAGAATGGCAATATCTACGACACTCTCTGAGGTTTAAATGGCTGGATTTACAGTACCTAATGCAAGCGAATACGGTGTAACAATCCAAAGCCTTGACCAAGCGGAACCAGATTCGCTTGACTTTCACATTCTAGGAAATGGTAACCACGGTGTACTTCTTGGTGGTGACATTACTATTTTCTCAGCAGGTAACGGTAGTGCTGCACTTACTGCTGCTGATGTTTACGTAAATAGTTTTTATGGTTATGCATCGGCTGTCACACTAACTTTTACTGCACCTGCTGTTGATGCACGGTTTGATCTTATCTGTGTAGAAAAGTCTGGAACTTCTTTTTTCTACACAACTGTTATTGGTACTCCTTCTGCTACTAACCCAGTGTTTCCTTCAATCACTGAAAACCAGACGGTTATGTATGCGCTTTATCGCAAGTCTGGTGAAACTTTTGACTCAAAGAGTTGCGTAGATAAACGAGTATTTGTTGAAACAATTATTCGTACTGGTTCTACAGCACCTTCAGGAACAGCAGAACCTGGTGACCTTTACTACCGAACAGGAACACCAGTAGTGGAACAATCATCTTTGTATGTTTACTCAGGTGATACTGGTTGGCAAAACCTTGCTAAATACGAAGGCGTACGAGAAGAACCACTTCATCCATTCTTGTTTGTCGGTATCTAATGGCTAACCGAGAACCGTATTTAGGTCTACTCGTAAAACCATCTGGCTCAGTAAAAGACATTACAAGAATCCGAAGAGTGTTCATTGGTAGATTCCGTGAGCAACAACCTGCTATAGGTCAAGACCTCCAAGACACCGTGCCTGGTTCAGGTTCTGGTGACCAATAGTAAAGTAAACTATATCTATGAACGGTAACTATTCTCAAGACGTAATGGATAAAATTACGACAATTGCTCGTGCCTTTCTTCGTGATTACCCTAAGTTTTTTCAAGTTTCATTTGACGCTATTGGGCGTACTTACGAACTAGGGCAGCCAAACATTGCATCAGACGGACTTTGGGTAGCGGTATATGCACCAAACGGAGAGCCCGTAGAAGTTACGGCAAATACTTCTGCATCAACGTACTACTCAATAGATGAGCGCAACGGTATTATGCGGTTTAATCGTTCATTCCCGTCAACAAGTAAAATCATGGTTGAAGGTTATTACTACGAATGGGTTTTACCTCAAGACCTTGAGTACTTTGCTGGTCATGCTATTGAACGACACATCTATAACGTAGATGTTCCATTAGAAAACTTTACCCAAATCATCTACGACACCATTGGTATGGCTGCTGTGGTTGAAACCTTGTGGGGCTTGCTTACTGAATACAGCCGTGACATTGACGTAACTACATCTGAGTCTGTGCATATTCCTGCCAGTCAACGATTCCGAATGGTGCAGTCCATGTTGGATTATTGGACCCGCAATTACGCAGCACAGGCTCGTGCTTTAAACATTGGTTTGGAACGTATTGAAATACTCAACCTTCGCCGTGTTTCACGTACAACTGGATATCTTGTTCCTATTTTCCGTGCTCGTGAACTTGGCGACTTTGGTCCAAGTGAGCGCCAATTTCCAGAAATTGACCACGGCGATATCGTTCTTGAAGACGCAAGCGAACCTATGCGTGAAAATATATACCTTGAAATCACACCTCAGCAGGGGTATTCGTCAGCCGCAACCCTGAATTGATGACTTATGGACCCTCGTAGAGAACTCGGTCAAATACGAAAACATTACCGCCAGTACCATCGTGCTGTAGGTGAACACATCACATGGTTTGAGTTTCTGCCATTTGGTGAAGGAAGTGTTGTTGATGATGTGTATGACGAAGCACCTTATGGTGCTGGTGGAAAGTCATACAAACCAGGCATAACTCTTCCCGTACTAATGGTTACTGAAACTGAAGATACCAAGCGAGCAATTCCTGAAGGTCGTCAGCCAGTTCAAGTTGTAAACGCTGTATTGTCTATTGAGGATTGCCGTGATGCAGGGCTGACCGACCCTTTTGAATACCAACGGCACTTAAATGACCTGTTCTTTTATGACGCTCGTTACTACGCTGTGTCTATGTACAGAGTACGAGGTCGTGCAAAAGATGATGTGCTAATCGTTGTTGAAGGCATTGAAGTTTACATTGACCAAGAAATGCCAAACGACCCAGGTCCAGAACAGATGGACATTCACGATTTGCCTTGGCCTTCTACGCTTCCAACATTCCTGGTAAACTAAGTATGTATGCCGTGCGGCATGCATACATCGCCTAGAACTAAGGAGTGCCAATGGTTGGCAAACGTGCATCTGCTTCTGTCTCCAGTTCTAGAAAAATGATTGAAGGTGTACCTTCCCCAATCCTTTTCTATGGTGACCTTATTATGAACCTCCAGGAATACCTTGAAGACGCTGTAAATGCCAGCCTAGATGAAGAGCATAAAGTTGCTAAACAAGGTCTTGTTTTAACTGACCCAAAATACAAGGCGTTGGTAAAAGACTTTAAAATTCAGTATCAAAGTTCAGACCAAACATTCTCGTATTTAGTTGATGGTGCTTCTGGACCAAAGGCAGTCCAATTGGAGTACGGCCCTCCAGCGCAATCCCTTCTTCGCAAGGAATGCACAAAGGGGTCTAAGCGACTGGGGTTAAGCATTAACAAAAGGCTTGATAAACTTACTGGTGTAGGTAGGTTGAAATAGTGAAGACTGGATTTCTCCTTGCTGAAGATGAGGCTATTAAAGCCCGTTTTAGTAACTTATTTGTTACCGATGACCGTAATGCCCAACGCCCTGTAAAGGTGTTCTTTCGTTACCCAGAGGGTGAAACGGAAAGAGATTACCCATTTATCACAGTTGAACTTATTGACGTTCTCCATGCAACGGAACGTCAACTATCAGATCAAGGTATCTACATTGAGACAACAGGAAGTGGCTTATTTACAGACCACCCAGCCTTTGTGGAATACTGGCCTAGCGAAAGCGCCAGTGTTTCTGGAAGCGCCAGCATGTCTGGAAGCCCTAGTTTTCTTAGGGCTGATGAGTTTATCCCAGTAGACTTGTTGTACCAGGTATCCATTTACACCCGTTCTGCCCTACATGACAGACAATTGACATCTGGAATTCTGAGGAAAGTTGCCCCATTTCGTTGGAACGCTATAGATATCCCAGCAGACGGAACGGTACGCCGTTTTGATATGCTGGATTGGACCAACGCAGACTTGCTGGATATGGAATCAGGCTACCGAAAGCGCATATTCCGCAAAGTATTAACTCTCAAGATGTCCGCAGAAATCACAGGTCAAGACCTTGATGCTCTGCAAGGCACAGAACCCGTACAACGAATTAGTAGTACAATTACATCTCAAATGCATGTTTTCAATGTGTGACTTTTTAGCAACCCCAATTAACTTATAGGAGTAAAAATGGCATACGAACGCCCAGGAGTTTACGTACAAGAAGGTACGTTTGCGACCAACTTGACAACCACAAACGGCCCAACTGGTGCTGCCTTTATTGGTACAGCAGAACGTGGTCCAACTACGCCAGCGCTTGTGACCTCGTGGTCACAATACACAAGCCTGTTTGGTGCTTTAGATATTACCTACGACCTTGGTTACGCTGTTTACCATTTCTTTGCAAACGGTGGTCAGAGTGCTTATGTGACTCGTGTAATTGACACTAGTGCAACTAAAGCAACAAGCGCACTTACTGCAACCCCAACAGGTGGAAGCCTTGCAAACCTAGTTCTCTTGGAAACAAAATCATCTGGTTCATGGGGTAACGACCTCACCGTTGATTACATCTTTGACACAGAAACACTCACTACCCCAACTTCTGCGCCAAAAGCAACTAAGGATTCTTTGTTCACCTTGGTAGTCAAACTTGATGGTGGAGAAGTAGAGCGTTGGAGCCAACTATCTACTGACCCTGCTAACTACCGTTATGTTGCAACTGTTCTTGACCTCTACTCCTCATTTGTAAACACGGCAAGCGTGGCAACTGTTGCCTCTGGTACTCAACTTACTGTATCTGGTATTGCTGTTGATGACTACACCTCAACTGTAGGATTCAGTGGTGGTTCAGAAGGTGTTGGAGCAATTGACGCAACTGACTGGGCTACTGCTCTTAGCAAGTACGAAACCATCACTTCTGGGTTGTTGTTTAACCTTGTTGGACAAACCTCATCAACTATTGTTAACAATGCTATTTCTGTAATGGCAACTCGTGGAAACTCATTGTTGATTGTTGATACCCCACTTACAGCAACCACTAAACAAGGACTTGCTGACGCAGTCCAGCCTTACACCAAGTCTGGCTATGCAACAGTTTATGGTCCAGCATTGAAAATGTTTGACCCAACCAAGACTGGTGCAGCCGCTATCCGTAACACCTATGCAGGTGGTGCAGTTATCGGTGCAATGGTTCGTTCAGAAGTTTCTCGTGGTGTTTCAAAAGCACCTGCTGGTTATGGTTTAGACCTTCGCAACGTATATGGTTTGCTTGCAAACCTTACAGAAGCGGAGCAAGGAACTTTGTACAAGGAAAACCAATTGAACTTGTTTGCAATTGTTCCTGGAGTTGGTGTGATTATCAACGGTGCTCGCACTTTGGCTCGTAACACTTCTGAAAAGTACATCACGGTACGCCGTTCGTTGAACTACCTTAAAGATGTACTTAAGGCAAGCACTCAAAGCGCCCTGTTTGAACCAAACGATGAGCGTTTGTGGTCAAGCCTTACGGTACGACTCTCTTCACTCCTGAACACCTTCTGGGCATCAGGCGGTTTGAAGGGGCGCAGTTCAACGGAAGCATTCTTTGTCCGTTGTGATGCAACTAACAACACGACAACAGATATTGAAAATGGAACAGTAAATATTGAGGTTGGGGTTGCCTTGCAATCACCAGCCGAATTCATCGTAATTTCTATCAGCCAATGGACTGGTGGAAGCACCGTCACTACGAATATCTAGGAGATATCAATGGCAACAAGAACCCAGAGGACTGACCCTCTACGTAACTTTAAATTTTCAGTTCAATTTATTCCAATTGATAATGGGTTGACCACGTACCTTAACGGTATTGGAGATTTGGGTTTTGCTCAAGTTGGTGGTCTTTCAGTTCAGAATGAATTGATTGCTTACCGTGAAGGTGGAATGAACACCCACCCACACAAGATGGTTGGTCAATCAGATTTCCCAGCAGTGTCATTTGCCCGTGGAGCATTTGCAACCCAAGACCAATTATGGCGCTGGACAAAATTCATGCATGCATGGATTGGTGGAACAGGTACTGAAGGTTTTGCAGAGGGTGCTAAAGGTGACACAATTAACTACCGATGCGATGTGTTGGTAAAAGTTTATGACCACCCATACACAGCAAGTGATGTTCAATATCAGTATGATAATACAGCAGGCACAAACATAAAACCAGGAAACGTAAAACTAGGCTTTAGGTTGTACAACTGTTGGCCTGGTGCTTACGGTCTAAGTGACCTCAATGCTGGAGACAATGGAATTATGATTCAGCAAATGAACCTTCACCATGAGGGCTTTACAATTGGTTGGACAGACACGGAAATTGGAAATCTTGCTAAATAATAAGTAAAAAAACTAAAACTACAATTAGGAGAAAACATGGATAACAACGCACAAGCAATGTCGCTTAACGCTGCACTTGCTGACCCAACACCCCGTATGGAAATAGCACCAAACGGAAAGGTTGAATTGTTTCGTGGTTTAAAAAACCAAGAGACTGGTGGGTGGGAAACAACTGGATTTGTAAAAGAACTAAATGGTGAAGACGAAGAAGCACTTGCTGCGCTTGAGTCTGATGATGACCTTTTGTACGCTCAGTACATGTCCCATCTGCTTAAGCGCAGTGTTCTTTCTATTGGAAACATTGACATTACAAAAAACCCATCGCTGATTGATGACCTTATTATTGGTGACCGAGATGCTCTGTTTTTAGAAACAGTCCGAGCCACTTACGGAATCTTTCGTGAATATCAAATTATTTGTCCTCATTGCAAAGAATCAAATGATGTTCGGATTGACTTAAATGACTTCCCAGTAAAGAAGTCAGATAAAGACCCAAAGGAACCGCTTGAGATAATCCTTAAAGATGGGACAATAGCGCAATTCAACCTTGTCACTGCAAGTGACAGTCAATTTGTTGGCTTAAAAGCACGAAGTATTCCTGAGCAAAACACGTTCTTGATTTCCCGTTGTGCTATCTGGGAAGAGGGTAAAAAACCTGCTGACCCTACTGCATGGGCTAAAAAGTTGGGTATGAAAGACCGAGCAAAAATTGTAGAAGCGTTATCGGAAGCACAACCAGGGCCAGAAATCAAGGAGGTGGAAGCCCTCTGCGCCCACTGCGAGCAACCATTCCCGATCATGCTCAACTGGGCCGCACTTTTATTCGGCTAATTTAGTAGTACTATATTGGGAGTACGATTTGATTGCCACAGTTTACAAGGGCTTTACGCTCAGGGATATACAGACGATGACAGTACGCCAAAGAGCGTATTGGTCAGCAATGAGCAAATGGCGTAAACAGGAGTAATCATGGCTAAGAACGAACCTGACCTCTCAGGAAATGGTAAAGGTATACCTAAAGGCAGTGCTACTGCTGACGTTCGTGCTCGCTTTAAATTAGATACAACTGAGTTTAATAAACTCAATGCTGGTATCAAGGAAATGAAAGCCTCCTTTCAATACCTTAACCAACAACTCCCAAACATCAATACCAAGTTAGAAAAAACACTAAAACTCCTTCAAGGTATTTCTAAGATTAACCCTGGTGCTCTTAGTGGTGGTAGCGGTGGAAGTTCAACGGCTGGTGCTATCCCTGCTAACCCTGTTCCTGCATTGACTGGTGGCATTACCAACGATGCTTCAGATAACCGCAACTTTCAAGGTACTGGAGACATAGGACACAAAGTAAGCCTTATCTTTAATGGTGGGGGTCCTGGTGGTCGTGCTGGCGATGGCGATGCGCCTGTTGGTACTAAAGGTATGAAAGGTGCGGCAGCATTACAGATACTTAACGCTGGAATTCAAGCCTTAGACAATCGTATTTCTTCTAACTATGACCGTTCACTTAGCGCTGACAAGTTGGGAGTGTCTTACCAACAGCGCATGGGCATTACCCAACAGCAATACCACAACCAAATGCGTGTGCCAATGCAGAAAGAGCGTTTAGGTTACGGCGGTATAAACGAACTCCTTGCAATGCAAGCAAGCACTGGTATTAATGCAAAGGAAAATGCAGCAGGTATTGCTGGTCTTCGTGCAGTATCTGGTTACTCTCTTAGCACAGGTGACCTTGCAGGCATGACGCAAACTCTTGGTTCTGCCCAAGTAAACAACCGTATGACCATGATGCTTGGTACTGGTTTGTACGGGATGGGTGGAAAACAACGCACAACGGACCAAGTCATTAGGGACATTACACAACGTACTGGTCTTACCAATGCAAAAACTTTAGAGGGTGCTCGTCAACAAGGTTCTGCTACTCGTGCTCGTTTGTTGGCATCAGGTGTGCCTGAAGACATGGTTGACCTCGTACTTGACTACGCAGAATCAAATGTGCAATTTCAAAAAAAGGGTGGAAAGGGAATGTACGACCCTTCTAAAAAATCAGACAGAAGCAAGATGGGCATTGAGAAAAACTTTGCTACTCAGGCTGAAGAAACTGCACGAGTTAAAGAAGGAAGAGATGAAAACTTCTACGGTAAGCAGGCTGACAATTTTGCCCAAATGGAAAAGAACACTCAAGCAGTAACTAAGGCTCTTGGAAAACTTGAAGAAGTACTTGCTCCATTAATTGGTAAGCGTATGGACTTCAAGGGAGGAATGGTAGAAAAAGGCATTGGTGGTGCAATCATGGGAATTGGCGCTATGACCATGAGTAATCCTGCTACTGCACCATTAGGTATGGCATTAACTTTACTTGGTGGGTCTTTTTTGCGAGGTGACGGTGATGCTGGTCCAGACTCCTCTGGAAATCAAGATGCATCTTCAGGTAAAAGTATCCCTGTTGGTTATGGAAAAGGTAAGCGTGTTCCGCTTTCAGCGTTAGGTAACGTGCCTACTTTTGGAAAACTTCACTCAACATTTAAAGACCGACTACTCCGTATGTTTGCAGAAAACCCAAACGTAGGTATTGGTGAAGGATTCCGTAGCCAAGAAACACAAGCGACATTGTTCAATCAGCGATACAAACAAATAACAGATGGAAGCAAGGGTGACGTTACTTGGAATGGTAAGGAATACAAACTTGTAACAGGAGCACCAGCCGCACCTCCAGGTCGTTCTATGCACGAAATTGGACTTGCTGCTGACCTTGTTGGTGATATTGATTGGGTTGTTGCTAACGCAGAACGCTTTGGTCTTAAGACATTTAAAGATGTAAACGGAGAAAAGTGGCACGTACAACCTAACGATGTGCCTAACTCACGATATGAGTATGAGAAACAAGGTGCAAAATGGGGTATGCCTGCTGGAACAAAAAATGCAAGTTGGGATGCTACTGGCGAAGATTACCTTGGTGATAAGTACGTTGCTGCTGGTGGTCTACAAGGCGGAGCATATGTAAACTTGCAAGGTATGTCGTTGTCAGACCAAGTCTCATCAATGGGAATGGCAGGTGGTGTACCCGACAGCACACCACTTTCTCCAAGCGTAAACGGTGTTTCTCAAAGTAGTGTGTCTCAGTCACCCCCTCCAAAGGGAACTAGAAGCATGAAAGCAATGGACCCACGAACTATTGCTCAAATGATGTACAAGCGAGGGTTTAAAGGACAGGACCTTGTAAACATGCTTGCCATTGCTGGTCGTGAATCTAATTGGATTCCTGGAGTGTTCAATGGTAAACCACCAGATAAATCGTATGGTCTTTTCCAAATCAACATGCTTGATACTGACGCAAACCCTATGGGTACTGCACGTAGAAAACGCTATGGTATTTCTAATGATGAAGAACTTTGGGACCCACTAACAAACATTAAAGCCGCACGTTTAGAATTTGGCGGTGGCAACTACCAACCTTGGAATAAAAAGGGTGGCCCAATGGCGGACACTGAAGAATGGATGCCAAGGGCTAAAGCGGCAGTAACAGAACTTGGTCTTAACCGTGGTGACCCAAACTTTAGTTCACCTAGTCGTGGTGGTGCTACAAGTGTGTCTGTAAGCGGTGGGACTAATGTAACTATTGCGCCAACCATTAATGTGTCATCTACAGGTAACACCACACAAGATGCACGATCAATGGCGCATCAAATTGCCCAAATGCTAGACAAAGAACTACGTAAAGAATTGTTGAGGAGTAGATAATGGCTGGAGAAAATAGCCCACAAGCAAGAGCAAGCGCTGATACCTACGCTAGACAATATGCAGCACAAGCACAGAGACAGGCGTTAAATGCAAAAGTGGGAGCACCCGTAATTAAAGTTGGAACAAAAGCACAAGCAGTTAGTAGAAAGCCACCTATAAGGACACCACTAACTCCTCCTGGTGGTGCTGCTAATACTACTACTGTAACTGCAACTGAAACATAC